CATCTTTCGCAAAGATTTCATAACCTCTAACTGGTGTATCTTTAATTAAGTTTACAATTGTACTCTCAACTTCTGATACTGTAGTTTTGTTATGTGTTTTACCTAACTCTGTAATGAATTGTTTAGACGATTTGTTCATCTCACCTTTAATAATATCAGCAAGTTCTGCCTTGGCAATCATCATACCTTTTTCTATTGATAAAGATAAGTCAGGTGATACCGCAGTACCAACACCAAAGATACACATTTTATCTTTGTCTTTACCAAAAGTAGGTATATCACACGCCTTCTTTTCTGAAAAGTCATTCATATACCACTTTGGTACTTGATTTAAGACTTTACCTTTTTCACTTTTCATCTTATAAGTTGCAGAACAATTGGCCATCAATAGACCTGCGCCTACAACTAATATTAGTTTTATCACTTTATTCATAATTAATTAACCTCACTTTTTATACTATACACTATTTCTTGCGCTTTGTCAAGTCCAAGAGCAATATAGTCTAAAAACTCTTGCCCTGACATACCTGTCACAATTATTATAACAAGTGAGAGTATGATTAAATTTTTAATCATTGTACCTCCCATTCACCATTTGTTTTTAAACACGTTTTTCCTGGTGTCTTAAAAACGTGATTTGGTCGACTATAATATCGACAGTATTCTGGTGCACTAATATCTCTGTAATAAAACTCCGCAAACAACTCCCAATAACCTGGAGTTTCTGGACCTTTTTTACCATCAGCACATTCCAAAATTTCTTCTTTTGTGATTGTGTCACCCTCTTGTTTCATCACAACTTTAACATAACAATATTGTCCATTGACTTCGTGTGGTTCTATTGTTTTAATCTTTGAATATAATATCTGTTCACCTGAAAATGCTATAGTAATTAAACCTGGTACTAACAGTAGTAATAAAAATATTAAAAATAATGTTCTCTTTTTATTCATATTAACCTTTATATTCAACCCATTTACCATCTGGCATTTGACACGCCACACCAAATATTGTATTTCTATTAACACCACCAACACCAATCAATGGCCAGTTATTTGTTATATCTACAGTAGCACTATAATCTTTACACTTAAATGGTCCTCTTAAATAAGAGCTTGTTGTGTGTATGATACCACTATTTTTTGTTTTTGAGTTATACCAATTTGTATATGATGACCCTTTAGGACTTGTATTTAAATGATCTACAAACACTGCATTGTGTACATCATAATCTGATTTGTACATTAAATCTGCACCAATAAAAGCACCTGTTACAGCACAAGTCGCAATCGCATATGGATTTTCTACACCCATCGCCACACACGAACCTGTTGTTGTGGTACTGCCTAAAACAGCACCAACTTGCGATCGGTTCGCAGTACAGTTAGTTAAAAATAAACTAACTAGTAAAATCCATATTATTTTGTCTAATTTCATTACAAATTTTTTCACTATCCACACTTTTAATTATATAAAAATCAGCGTTATTATCTATAACATATTTAAAAAACCCTTTTGATTGCCAGAATACTTCTGCTCTAGCAGTAATAGGTCTAATTAAATGTGTACCATCGTTGGCACTTGTACATACAAAATCTTTAGTCATTATTTTGTCCTGTTAAGTTTGTAAAGAAAGATTTAATCTTTGCCCAATTCGCAGCGTTCTGTTCTTTACCTTCTTCCCAACTTGATTTTTGATATTCTACTATCTTATTCTTTTCATTTTCAATCCAAGTAGTAACTGGATTTGCTTTTGCCATTATAGTTGTCATTAAAACTAAAATGGTAATCAACATCATTGTTCTCATACTATACCTTTTTTCCCATTGTTTTGAAGTCCTTAACATCAACTACCATATAAGGACCTTTGTTATAAGCCACACTAATTGTTTTCCCAGCAGGTAGTTGTGTGGCATAAACTCTTTTACTTGTACTACCGCCAATTCTATCTGAAGTTGGAAGAGATGGTCTACATTTTAAATCTGGCATATCATATCCTTCAAATGTATTATTAATCTTACCTGTATCTAAATCAATATCAACACCAAGTGATTTAATATACTTGTAATGATCTTTTCTTAACTTTTCTAACTTCTCTTTTTTTGTCATTATTGAATCGTATCTGTATCTTGTACTTTCTTATTCATATAAACTTTTTTACCATCTGACAAATCATAGTATTCTGCTTCTTCTTCTGCCTTTTTCTCAGCGTATGTCATACCGAATACTTTTTTGTAAAAATAATCTCTCGGACTTTTGTCTTCGTAAGCGAGAATAAGATTATCAAAGTTAATATCTAAAAACTCATAGATTGCGGGTTTACTCTTTTTCAAATCTCTGTGTTCTTTTAGAAATTGAATACGATTCGTATAAGTATTTTTACTCTTTTTCAAATCTTTATTCTTTGCGATTTCAAACTCTTTGAATAAGTTTTCTTTATCGTATCTAAATGATGTCATAATTGTAGTCCTCCGTTTTAGTTGTTAATAATGTCTTTATTCTATCAGGTATTGATTTATTTGTCAACCCTCTAAAAATCGTTGATTTTACTAGATTTTTTGTCGCTGAGAGCCCGCTCAGCAACGATTTCACACCTGATTCGATACTACATACCCCTCTATTTTTCAATAAAATACAACTATAAGTTGTCATAATCCTAATGCTCTTATTATATCTTTTTCATTCGTAGGTAAAGGTTTACCACTTTGTAACCAATCAACCATTTGTTCCATATAGAATGCTTCATCTTCTTTTTTTTCTTCATTTAATAATTTAGCAGCAGTCTTAAAAAATTTATAGACTTGCATATCGCCATTTCTATCTAATTTTTTTTCTTTTTTACCTGGTCTTTGATTAGACATATGTTCCTCTATATTTGTATCTATTAAAAAATTTTCTATCTAAAATACCTGTTGTCATTTCTTCAACATCACCTTTTCTACAAGCAAATATCATTACTTTAGATTTAACCTGTCTTAAATCTCTAAATTTTTTAATTGCATCTTTGTAATTATTAAAATAGTATCTAGCCCAATTAGACCTACCCATATATTCATTAACTTGAAATCTCTCTATTTTTTTCAATACAAATAATTCTCTATCGTTTCTTAATGTGTTAAGACCAAATGGCATTACTTGTCTTCCTCTGTATATTTTGATGTAAAATCTTTAGGTAATCCATTTGGATCGTAAACAGTCGCACCTGTAACGTTCAACATTTCGACTGTATGTGCTGTATTTACTTCATCTAAAAAACTTGTATCATATTTCATTGATTCATTTTTTAAATATTCATCAACTGCTTTTATATCACTTTCATACTCAGCAATCTTTGTATCAATAAGTTTCATTGTTTTGTTATCAACATTTTCACCTAGTGATTTTTTGATTTCTTTTAAATCGTCAAGTGGTCTTAATAAATCGTGCATTACTTACCTCTCAATTTGTTAATAAAGTTTTGTATATCTCTTATAAAAGAACCAAATACTAAACTTAAATATAAGTATAACTCACCTGAATATGCAACTGCAACAGCAGTCATCAATATAATTAATATTAATAGTATCCATTCCATATTACTTACCTCTTGCTAAATCAGCTTCTAATTGTATCATAGTATCTACCACATCTGGCATCACTTCATCTGCAGATGTATCAATCTCAACATTACCATCTTCTTCAGCATGTTCATCATCTTCAGCATACAACACTTTACCCATATACTCTGTACTACCACTTTCTGTATAATTGGCATCTACCATATGAGTTTCAACACCATTTTTAGTAACTGTTATTTCAGGATTAATTAGTGAGTGATCTATACCACCGTCATCTAAAAACTTTTGATCGGCCTCATCTTTATCTTTTGCCAATACCTCTTGTTCAACAACAAGTGTGTAGTAAGTTTTCTTTCTATATAAATTTTTGTTTACATCTTTATCTGTGTAAACAATACTTGTATCAATAGTCATATTAGTCCTCCTTATTATTTGCTTCTATTGCGTCTTGTTCAATTTGATTTGAATATTCTTCGTCTTCACTACTCATCAATAAAACAATATAGTGAATTGCTTTTAATAAATCTTTTCGATTGTAACCATCTTTTTTACCATATCTGCATAGATACTTAATCGCATTTGCTTGACAGAAGTCCTTATCTATATCAAGTTGTCTTAACATATCTTGTACTTGGAAACCATCTTTAGTGGTTGAATAGTGTTGGTTGTAAGTATTACCAATATATTCTTTTACTTCATCTAATATTTCATCTTCTCTATATTTCATTTTTTACCTCTTATATACTGCAAATGATGTTGCATATTTTTTATGACAAAATGATACAGGTCTATCATAAATTGTTGGAATACTAGGACCTCTATATTTGTATCGTACTTTTTTATTCTTTAAGTATTTCTTAAACATTGGCAATAACGATATTGGAACACCCTTACATATAGACACTTCTTTTTTAGAACTCTTAAAGTGTTTTGTAATTTTTAATATTTGTTCTTTTAGATTCATTAGTTGACCCTTTTATCGTTATAGTGTTGCACGTGTTTATAAGTTTTCTTTATATCAAAATCTTTTCTTAATGATTGTCTATCCCATTGTTGACCAAAGTCGTGGAATAATTTTTTATCGTTTAAAGCAGTT